AGATATTATGTTGATGGTAGATTGTTCTACCATGTCATCATCGACGAAGAAAATCCAGGTGAAGGAATTAAATCACTCAGATACATTGATCCACGCAAAATTCGTAAAGTGCGTGAGATTAAAAAAGAAAAAGATACTGGTACATCAGTAGATGTGGTTCAAACCGTCAACGAATACTACATTTATAATGACAAAGTGGTATCGGGTTCATCATCAAATTATGGTCCAGTTGGTACCCGTATCGCCAAAGATGCAATCATCAATATCAATTCCGGTTTGATGGATTCACGCCGTGCGGTTGTTCTGAGTTATCTTCATAAAGCAATTAAGCCACTCAATCAGTTACGAATGATAGAGGATGCAACCGTCATCTACCGTATTTCCAGAGCACCTGAACGCCGCATCTTTTACATCGACGTTGGTAATCTTCCAAAATTAAAAGCGGAACAGTACCTACGCGACATTATGGTCAAGTACAAAAACAAACTTGTCTATGACGCAAACACAGGTGAAGTTCGTGACGACCGTAAGTTCCTTTCTATGATGGAAGATTTCTGGCTGCCTCGCCGCGAAGGTGGTAAGGGCACAGAAATTACCACTTTGCCAGGTGGCCAAAACTTAGGTGAACTGGAAGATGTTAAGTATTTCGAAAAGAAACTTTACAAGTCACTAAATGTCCCAGTCTCCCGTTTAGATCCAAACTCCACAGGCTTCTCTCTTGGTCGCGTTGGTGAGATCACCCGCGATGAGGTCAAGTTCTCTAAGTTTGTTGATCGTATGCGTCAGAAGTTTGCAGAAGTATTCGATCAGGCACTCAGAACACAATGCGTACTAAAAGGTATTTGTACTGTTGATGAATTTGATGAATTCAAAGAGGACATATACTACGATTTTCTAAGAGACAACAACTTTGCCGAACTAAAAGAAGCAGAGTTGACACGTGAACGCCTATCTCTTCTTGGTTCCGTCGACCCATATGTTGGTCGTTATTACTCAATGGCGTGGATTCAACGGAATGTTCTCCATTTGACCGATAATGAAATCAAAGAGATGGAAAAAGAAATAGACAAAGAAAAAGAAGAAGGTAAGATTCTGAACCCACAAGACATTGCAGCACAAGCACAACAAGATTTGGCTGCTGGAGGTGGTGATGGAGGCGGTGGAGGTGGTGCTTCCGCACCTGCACCTTTGCCAGCAAGTGACTCTGGTTCAGATGCTGTTTCTACCGGTTCACAAGTAAAAGGTGATTTAAGTTTGAATAATGAATACACTCCAGCAATGCGTATGTTGTCTAGAGTGTTATAAATATTTTATGGTACAATTGGAGATTTAAATGGAAAACGAAAACATCAAAGCTATTGTTGATAATGCATTAGTTGACAATGCTTCTGAAATGAGAGAAGCACTATACAACACAATTAATGATAAGATTTTTGCCGCGATTGAGCAACGCAAAATTGCTGTTGCAGCAAATATGCTTGCTATGCACAATCAAACACAAGAAGAAGAATGAAACGTTTAAAAGATTTTCTTCAAAAAGAAAACAAAGATTGTGGTCCAGATGAGAACCACGATGGTTATCTTTCACCAGAGGAACTTCATAAACATTTAGACATTCAAAACCGAGGCAAAGTAGATATCGGTGATTATGCGGCACACATTATGTTCCACGCACATCATCCAGAATATCTAGCAAGTGCTGTTGAAAACTTTAATGATGTTCAACGTAGACACGCCAATGGTGAATTAATTAATCCTGATGATTCTGTTTTTGCCAAAATAAAAGGCTCAAAGAGTTTAGTGGCAACATCAGAACCAATGTTTGAAGGTCGAACAGGTCAACCACATGAAAAGGATCCTCCTGCAATTTTGATTATGCGTAGAAAATCAGTTCGATCTTTTCCAAATGGTCAAAGAGTTGCTTTGTACTATGTGGATAAAATAAACAAATATGTGACTGTTCCATATGAAGATATGCAATGGGGCGCATCTTTTACTGAAGAAACTGTAATTGACCAATTGGGACATTCTTCTCAGCATGGTGAAAAGGTTATTGTTGAGCATTTTGATGGTACTACATCCGAAGTAACTCCAGAAATGGCACAGAATATCATTGCTCTTTACAGAAAAATTAATGAGGCCAATAAAGCAAAAATGAAAGACATGCTTGAAGCCAGTTCAAAACACTTTCAAACTATCGCAAAGTTTTCTAAGGAATAAAAATGGCAAATGTATATGGAATTAATGTATTAAAAGATGACACACAACATGCTGTTATCAAATTGACTGCTAAATTTGACGGCACAGGTCAAGAATCCAACACAGCACGTATTGTAGCTAACACACTTTCCGGTGCATTAGCAACTAACGGCTTTCTTGTAGCCAATACACAAGGCGGGTCCGCAAACACAACACTTCCATATTATGGTTTGTCAGTATATCGTGTTTGGTATGATTGTGCATCAACAGGTGATGTTGAACTTACTTGGTCTGCAACAGCCGCAAATACAATTTTCATGTTTAATGGTAATGGTGAATATGATGGAGCAGGTAACTGGGTCACAATTCCAAATCCAACAGTAGGCGCACCAGGTTCAAACGGTAACATCGGTATCACAACACGTGGTATGGTAGCAAACGATAGTTACACTATTGTTATGGAACTACGTAAAGATAACGCATACTATCAACGCGGTCAGTTCAATGATCCAGCAGCGTTTAACTATGGAAATTACGGAACAAGACCATAATGACTTTGGTCGAAGCAATACTCTCTGGTGATCTGGTAAATGCCAGAGAGTTGCTTTCAGCTAAAATTGAAGAATTAATTGAGGAAAAATTACAACAAATTAAATTGAGAACTGTTGCAGAAGATTACGATACCGATTTGGATTTACTAGAAGCGAATGTAATGAAGATGGGTCGAACAAAGTTAGTTCGTATCCGTATCAGAAAAGGTTTGGTTCAAAGAAGAAAAAAGTTTTCTACTGCGCCAGGTTATACAATTCGCGGCGGTAGGTTGGTAAGAATGTCCTCTATAGAGCGTATGCGCCGAAAAAGAGGTGCACGGAGAGCAAAGATTAAAATTAAAACAAAGAGAAATCAAATTTTAAGAAAAAGAAATATTTCTCTTAGAAAAAGAAGGGCAATGGGAATAAAATGAAACTTATTAAAGAAATTACCGAGACAGTAAGTTACATTACAGAAGAAGCAAATGGACAAAAAGTTCTTCACATTGAAGGACCTTTTCTCGTTGCCGAAAAGAAAAACAAAAACGGTCGCATATATGAATTCAATACTTTGAGAAAAGAAGTCGACCGTTATACAAATGATTATATCAATAAGAATCGTGCCTTCGGTGAACTTGGCCATCCAGAAACTCCAACAATTAACTTGGATCGTGTATCACACATGATTACAGGTTTACGTGAAGATGGTAGCCAATGGATCGGCAAAGCAAAGATTCTTGATACGCCTATGGGTAACATTGCAAGAAGCCTTATTGAAGGTGGCGCACAACTTGGTGTGTCATCAAGAGGTATGGGTTCACTTAAAATGGTCAACGGTGTCAATGTTGTTCAACCCGATTTTTATCTAGCCACAGCGGCAGATATTGTAGCTGACCCTTCTGCGCCTGGTGCTTTTGTACAAGGTATTATGGAGGGCAAAGAATGGATGCTAGTAGACGGCAAATGGACTGAGTATCATTACGAAGAAGCAAGACAAGAAATTCGTCAAGCATCTAGTAAAGATATCGAATCAGTAAGTTTGCGAATTTTCGAAAACTTCCTCAAAAAACTTTAATATTATAAATACCAACATACCAAACCAAGGAGATTTTCAAAATGGTTAAAAAGTTTAATCTATCTGAAGCCGCTGCTGACATTCTGAACAAAAGCGTATCTTCAGCTATGTCTAAGAGAACCGACGGTCCTTCCCGTCTACCAGTTTCTGTAGTTGCAGGACAACAAGAAGTTGGTGATATCGGAACACGTGTCACAAAGACAACCGATGCTGGTCCAGATTATCACAAAGGTGCGCCAACAGCTACTCCACCCGGTGCAACACCACCAGTAGGCAATGAGCCAATGCCAAAACTTGATGCCAGCTTGAATCAACAAGCTCACGGCCGCCAAGATCTTATTGACTCCGAAGAGGGTCACGAAGTTGGTGATACAGAGTATCAAAACCGTATTGCTCGTAAGCCTGCCAAGTTGGTTCCACAAAAAATGCAAGCCAACAAAGGTGCCACATTCCAACAATATGAAGAAACAGACCTTGATGACGAAGATTTAGTTTCTGAACAAAGATTGAATAGAATTATCAAAGATGGCATCCAAGAAGATATCAATGCTTTACTTTCCGGTGAGAATCTTTCTGAAGAATTCGTAAATAAGGCTTCCACAATTTTTGAAGCAGCAGTTATGTCCCGTGTCGAAGCAATTGCCGAAGAAGTTGAAAATCAGTTGCAAGAACAATTCGACGCAGCGCTGGAAGAAGTCAAGGAAGATTTCGCTACCAAAATTGACGACTATCTAAACTACATGGTAGAAGAGTGGATGCAAGAAAACGAATTGGCTATTGAAACTGGCCTTCGTTCCGAAATTGTTGAAGATTTTATGAAAGGTTTACATAACCTGTTCGTAGAACATTACATCGACATTCCAGATGAAAAAGTTGATGTTGTTGAAGAATTGGCTGCCAAAGTCGAAGAATTACAAGATGAATTGAACGAACAAATCAATAAGTCAAAAGAGTACAAATACGAACTCAAAGAACAAATCAAATTTATGGCCGTACAAACAGCTTGTGAAGGCCTAACGCAAACTCAGGCAGAAAAACTAAAGGCACTCGCAGAGAATGTCTCGTTCACTTCTGAAGATGAATTTGCAGAAAAACTAGAACAACTAAAAGAAGCATATGCTCCAGCCACACAGGTTAAAGCTGCTCAAAAAGCTCTTCTAGAAGAAGGTATCGACATAGTAGAAGAGAAACAAACAAAAGTTTCTTACGATCCATTAGTTGATGCCGTTGCTAAATCCATTTCAAAATCTGTGGTTAAATAAATATACCACTTAAATCAATAAATAAGGAGTAACTTAGATGTTTCTATCCGAAGAATTAAAACAAAAATGGTCTCCCGTTCTGGAACACCCAGAACTAGAAGCCATTAAGGATCCATACAAGAAGGCTGTTACGGCTATGGTTCTTGAGAATCAATCTCAAGCTATGGCTTCTGACCGCGCTCAGATGGGTATGTTGAACGAAGCTAGTGCTGGTGGTCCTTCTATGGCTACTGGTTCTGGCGTACAGAACTTCGACCCAATCTTAATCAGCTTGGTTCGCCGTGCGCTACCTAACCTAATTGCTTATGATGTTGCTGGCGTTCAGCCAATGACAGGCCCAACAGGCTTGATCTTCGCAATGCGTGCCAAGTACGGTCAAGACAACACAGCAGCTAACAAAGAAGCCTTCTACAACGAAGCTAACACACAGTATTCTGGTATCGGTTCTACAAACAACCCATACGGTTTCCGTGGTAACCTAGCCGCAGATACATCAAACAACGCTACATTGGCATTGACAGCTAACAGTTTCACATCTGGTATCGGCATGCCTACAGCAGTTGCAGAATACTTGGGTTCTGATTCCAACACAGCTTTTGCACAAATGGCTTTCTCTATCGAGAAGGTTACAGTTACTGCACAATCTCGCGCTTTGAAGGCTGAGTACTCTCTAGAACTTGCACAAGACTTGAAGGCAATTCACGGTCTTGACGCCGAAACAGAATTGTCTAACATTCTGTCTACAGAAATTCTAGCTGAAATCAACCGCGAAGTTATCCGCACAATCTATACTGTTGCTAAGCCAGGTGCTCAGTTCGGTACAACAACTGCTGGTACATTCGATCTGGATACCGACTCTAACGGTCGTTGGTCTGTTGAACGCTTCAAGGGTCTGATTTTCCAAATCGAACGCGATGCTAACGTTATCGCCAAAGAGACTCGTCGTGGTAAGGGTAACGTTCTGATCGTTTCTTCAGACGTTGCTTCCGCTATGGCCATGGCAGGTGTTCTACAATACACACCAGCATTGAACGCTGACCTACAAGTTGACGACACAGGCAACACATTCTGCGGATTGTTGCATGGCCGTATCAAGGTCTACATTGACCCATACTTCGGTGGCTTCAACAGCAACGTTGAATTGGTAACTGTTGGTTATAAGGGTTCTTCTCCTTATGACGCTGGTCTATTCTACTGCCCATACGTTCCTCTACAGATGGTTCGTGCGATCGGTCAGGATTCCTTCCAGCCAAAGATCGGCTTTAAGACACGTTACGGAATGGTTGCAAACCCATTCGCAACATCTTCTGCCGACGGTGCTATCGGTGCTCCAAACACCAAGGGTTACAACGTGTACTATCGCTTCGTACAGGTTACAAACCTTATGTAATCAAAACCCCGCTGATTCAAAGGCGGGGCAATATAAGACGGTTTCAAGCCGCAAAC